AGCTCAAAAAGCATTTAGACAACAAATGTTATCTCAAATGGCTATGGGTAATGGTAACATGAATTTAACAACAGAAGATGTTAATACCTTTAGACCAGCGGGTCCAGCAACAGCAGAAGGTTCAGCACTTCCAGAAGGAAATGTAGGTTTAGACCAAATTATGGGTTTAATGACAAATAAATAATGGCTTATAACGCTCAAAAAATATCACCAATTAATTTTTCTCCTAGTGTAGGTGTAGGAGTTAGTCTTCCTTTAAATGGAAAATCTGTATTTAAATCTACATTTACAACAAGAGAAGCAGTTAAAAACAATTTAATTAATTGGTTTTTAACTAATAATGGTGAAAGACCTCTTAACCCTGGATTTGGGGGTAATTTAAGAAAATTTATTTTTGAACAAATAAACCAAGGAAATTTAGAATTTTTACAAGAAGATCTCCAATCTCAAATTTCAACATTTTTTCCTAGTATTGTAATAAGTAATTTAGATGTGTTATCTTACCCCGATAGTAATCAAATTGAAGTACAAATTCTTTACTCTATTAAAGGTACTAATTCTACAGATGAAATTAATATAACATTTAACTAATGGCTACAACTAGAGACATAAAATATATTAATAGGGATTTTGGAAATTTAAGACAAAGTTTAATTAATTATTCTAAAACTTACTTTCCAAATACATACAACGATTTTTCACCTACATCACCAGGTATGATGTTTATGGAAATGTCATCTTATGTAGGTGATGTTTTATCTTTTTATCAAGATAATCAATTCCAAGAAACATTTTTACAATACGCTCGTGAAGCTAAAAATTTATATGATTTAGCTTATATGATGGGTTATAAACCTAAAGTTACAGGTGTTGCCTTAGTTGATATAGATTTTTACCAACAACTCCCAGCCTCTGAATCTGTACCTGGAAATTATGTTCCTGATTATGATTATGCTCTTTTAATTCAAGAAAATTCTCAAATTACTTCTACAACAAATACTAATACAAATTTCTTAGTAGAAGACCCAGTTGATTTTGATACATCTTCTTCTCAAGACCCAACAACAATCTCAGTATATAAAGTAGATAGCTTAGGCAACCCTGAATATTTTTTAGCTAAAAAAACTAGACAAGCTATTTCAGCTACTATTAATACTACAACAATTTCAGCTCCTTCTACCCCACAAGAATTTTTTACTACTACAATAGAAGCAAGTAATATTATAGGAATTCTTTCTATTACAGATGAAGATGGTAATGAATTTTATGAAGTACCTTATTTAGGTCAAGAAATGGTATTTGATTCTATTAAAAATACCAATCCAAATGATCCTAATTTATATGGAGATCAAACTAATACTCCTTATTTATTAAAATTAAAACAAGTAGCCAGGAGATTTACAACACGTTTTCAAAACCCAACTACACTACAAATTCAATTTGGAGCTGGTGCTACAACAGATATTAATGAAGAAGTAACTCCTAATGCTGATAATGTAGGTTTAGGTTTACCTTTTGAAAAAGATAAATTAACAGCAGCATATTCCCCACAAAATTTTATTTTTACAAATACTTATGGAATTCCTCCAACAGGAGAACTTACAGTTAAGTATTTAACAGGAGGAGGAGCTACAGCAAATGTCCCAGCAGGAAATTTGTCAACTTTATCTAATAATCAAGTTAACTTTCAAGTAGAAAACTTAACACCCTCAGTAGCTAATGTTATATTTAATTCTTTAACGGTAAATAATCCAAGAGCAGCTACTGGTGGTAGTGATGGAGATACTAACGAAGAAATAAGACAAAATTCCATTTCTAATTTTTCTACCCAATTACGTAGTGTAACTCAAGATGATTACTTAGTTAGAGCTTTATCTATGCCTCCTAAATATGGAGTAATATCTAAAGCATTTATAGAACAAACAAAACTTAACACACTCCTTCCGGGTGAAATACCATCTACATTAACTTTATATATTTTAAGTGCTAATAGTAGTAATAATCTTACTACAGCTAGTGAAGCTTTAAAACAAAATTTACAAACTTATTTATCTCAATATAGAGTAATAGGTGATTCAATTAGTATTAAAGATGCTTTTATAGTAAATATAGGTGTTAATTTTGAAATTATTGTTAGACCTAATTTTAACAGTAATGAAGTTCTTAGGGCATGTTTAAATAGTCTCCAAACTTATTTTAATATAGATAATTGGCAGATGAATGAACCTATTCAAATTAACGAATTATTTTTATTATTAGATAAAGTTCAAGGGGTCCAAACTGTTAAAAACGTATTTATTACTAATAAAGTAGGAGAATCTTTAGGATATTCTAAATATGCTTATGACATCCCAGGAGCTACATTAAATGGAGTAGTATATCCTTCAATAGATCCTATGATTTTTGAAGTTAAAAATCCTACTATTGATATTAAAGGTAAAATAGTAAACTTATAATTATGGGGATTTTAGATAAATATAATAAACGAATAGGTGTTGGTTCTCCACTTCAAGGGAGTATAGATACAGGTATTATATATGACCCAAGTTCACCACAACAACTTACCCCTGATTTAGAAGATAAATACGATAATGCTATAGGTGTTAATACACCTTTACAAGGTAATATAAATACTGGTCTTATATATGATCCTAGTTCACCACAACAATTACCACAAGATAAAGTAACTGATTTTAATAAAACTAGTTTAGATTTAGAAAATCCTCAACCTTTAGGGGGTCCTATTAATGTACCTTATACTACAAAGGTAGGTTCCGAGATAAAAACATCTCCAACAACCCAACCTTACACCCCTAAAAGTACTTATTCAGATAGTTTTACAGATCCTAGATTAATAGCAAGAACCATAGATCCTTTTAAATAAAATGGCAGTATATAAAATTTTCCCATATCAAGATACTACCTTGTATTCTATGTATCCTACTATGAATACAGGTATTGACCCTATTAATCAAATTTCAAATTTAAATTTTGCTGTTGATAGTTCCCCTTCCGTTGCTAGAACATTAATTCAATTTGATAATGATGAAATTAATGATGTAATTGGAAATATCATTGGTGACCCTACTAATTTTGAAACTAGACTAAGATCATATATAGCAACAGCACAAGGTATTGTTGAATCCTCTATTTTAGAAGTATGGCCTATAGCCTCATCTACTTCTAATGTAGGTTGGAATCAAGGAACTGGTACTTACCTAGATCAACCTTTAACAACAGATGGTGCGTGTTGGGAATCACCATTTTTTGCTGGAGGTGATGCGTGGCCTATCCTAAACGAACCTAATATCTCAGGTTCTTATAATCTTTCTTATGCTGCCCAAGGAGGTGGAGCTTGGTATACTGGTTCTACAAGTTATAATTTTAGAGGTCCTAGTGGTGAAGCTTTAATTTCATCTACATTTGGTCCTAGAAGTGATAAAGATTTAAACATAATTGTAGATGATATTATCCAAGCCTGGACTAGTTTAGAATTACCAAATTATGGTTTCTTATTAAAATGGGAGGGTAGTGCAGAATTTAATACAAGCAAACTAGTACAACCTGTAATGCAATATTATAGTGTTGATACTAATACAATCTATCCACCAGAATTAGAATTTAGATGGGATGATTCATCTTGGATCACCTCATCAGATACTCCAGTACTAGATCAACAAAATATTTACATTTCATTAGCTGAAAACCCAGGCATATTCTATTCTGAAAGTATAAACAGATTTAGATTAAATGTAAGAGAAAAATATCCTAAACGTGAATATGTAACAGGTTCTTTATATACTAAACAACATTACCTCCCATCTGCTTCTGCATGGTATGCTGTAAAAGATTTAGATACAAACGAATTTGTAGTAGATTTTGATACTAATTATACTAAAATTAGTGCTGATACTACTTCAAGTTATTTTGATTTATATATGAATGGTTTTGAACCTGAAAGATACTACCAAGTATTAATTAAAGTAGATGCTGGAGGCAGTACTACAATTTATAATGATGAATATTACTTTAAAGTAATTAATGGGTAATGGAACAAAAAGTAGATTTAAACAAGGAAGTTTTCGCTAAAAGACAATATGAACAAGTAATTGATACTTCTTTTAGCCAACTGATTCCTCCTTCATCTTCAATACCTGAAGAACAACTACCTACTGTAGAAGAATTCTTTCAGGATTATGATAGTTTATTTTTCCAAATCCCAAAAACTGGAGAAAATTCACATGAAACTCTTATAGTTAGTAGTACAGATTATATAGGTTACCAACCTTTAAATGACGAAATACAGGCTTTAACTGAAGAAATTACTTCTTTAAGAACTCAACTCTTGGAAGCAAGACAACAATTAGCAGATTTAGCAAATGGCGGACCAAACTAATATAACACCTATAAATCCATTTGATTTTTCAACAGAATTATACTCTACTTCTGATGAAAGTCTTATAACTTCATTAATTGAAGAAAATCAATTTGATCCAAATACGGATTATGTTGAGTTTGTAGCATATGATTTAAACAATAACCAAGTTTACCCAGGTGGATCTGATCTTAGTTTTACTAGTTATACTATCGTTGATAATGATATTTATGTAAATCCTGAGCAAGACCTACAATTAGGAAGTATAGATACAGGTACTGTAAATGTATTATATAATTTTTTAAGATATAGA